AGGAGACCTAGTTGGCTATACGCCTAATGGTGAATGGGAATTTTTAGTTGAAGGAAAAAGACTTTACTGTATGAAATCTAATGATATTGTAATCAAGTATGAACACCAAGGAAACGAAGAAGAATATAATCCAAGCTGGGCAGCGAGCAGTTGAAGAGTTAATAAAAGTAGCTAAAGAAGCTATTGTAGATTCAGATGATGATATATCAGCTGACAGACTCAAAAACGCAGCGGCCACAAAAAAGCTAGCCATATTCGATGCCTTTGAAATACTTAATCGCATTGAAGAAGAAGAAAACTTATTAAACGAAAAACCTAAAGAAGTTAAAGAAGAAAGAACTTTTAAGGGTTTTGCTGAAGGTAGATCTAAGAAATAATGTACGAACAAACACTATACAAAATTTTAAAAGATCATATAAAACCTAAGGTTTTAAAGCGTATGAACCGTTATAATAAATGGGAATATGGTTATAACAAAGAGCACGATATTGTCGTAATAAGTAAAGACGGCACAATAGGTGACATATACGAAATACAAAACTTAAAAATAGCTTTACCTAAAGCTAAAGAAATACACAAGTTTGATACAGATAAATGGGAATATACAGAATATCCTAAAATATTAAAAAAAATAAAGTCAGTATTTGATTGGGAACAATATCCGCTAGACTTTAAAGAGAAATGGTATGATTACATCGATAATGAGTTCGTCCGCAGGGAAGAAGGCTTTTGGTTCTATAATAAGAATGTGGCTACTTACCTTACTGGTACTCACTATATGTACCTGCAGTGGTCCAAGATTGATGTTGGGCAACCAGATTTTAGGGAATCAAACAGATTATTCTACATATTCTGGGAAGCTTGCAAGGCCGATCATAGGTCATATGGGATGTGCTACCTTAAAAATAGACGATCTGGATTTTCATTTATGGCGTCCGGGGAGTGTGTTAATATGGCAACCATATCAAGCGACTCTAGGTTTGGAATATTATCAAAGTCTGGACCTGATGCGAAGAAGATGTTTACGGACAAGGTTGTACCGATATCAGTTAATTACCCCTTCTTTTTCAAACCAATACAGGACGGTATGGACCGCCCCAAGACAGAGCTCGCGTATCGCGTACCCGCGACGAAATACACCCGTAAGAAACTTGAGAACAACGAGACGCTTAGAGAACTCGACGGTCTCGACACCACGATCGACTGGAAGAACACCGGTGACAACTCGTACGACGGTGAGAAACTCAGGTTACTCGTCCACGACGAGAGCGGCAAATGGGAACGTCCGACGAACATCCTCAACAACTGGAGGGTTACAAAAACCTGCTTACGATTAGGTAGTAGAATTATCGGAAAATGTATGATGGGTTCAACCAGCAACTCATTAGACAAAGGTGGAGATAATTTTAAAAAACTATACAATGACTCAGACGTCACTCAACGAAATGCGAATGGACAAACTCGCTCTGGATTATATAGCTTGTTTATACCTATGGAGTGGAATTACGAAGGATACATTGATTCTCATGGATTACCTGTCTTCGACACGCCTAAAAAACCAAAGCAAGGGCCTCAGGGTGAAATAATAGATTTAGGCGTAATACAATATTGGGACAATGAAGTAGATGGTCTTAAAAAAGATCAAGATGCTTTAAATGAATTCTATAGACAATTTCCTCGTACTACCAAGCACGCTTTTAGAGATGAATCAAAAGAATCTTTATTTAATCTAACTAAGATTTACGAACAAATAGATTTTAACGAAGACTTAAGAAATTCTATAAATATAACTAAAGGGTCTTTTCAATGGGAAAATGGTCATCAAGATACTAAAGTTATATTTGTTCCTAATAACAATGGAAGATTTTTAGTAACTTGGGTACCACCTATTCAATTACAGAATAAAAGATATCAAAAAAACGGTACTAATTATCCAGGAAATGAGCATGTAGGTGCTTTTGGTTGTGACCCTTATGATATATCAGGAACTGTAGACAAAAGAGGTTCTAAAGGATCTCTACACGGTCTTACAAAGTTTTCAATGGAAGACGCTCCACCTAATCATTTTTTCTTAGAATACATAGCTAGACCTCAAACAGCGGAAATATTTTTTGAAGATGTGCTTATGGCTTGCGTGTTTTACGGTATGCCAATACTAGCAGAAAACAATAAACCTAGACTTTTATATTATTTTAAAAAAAGAGGTTATAGAGGTTTTTCAATAAATAGACCTGACAGAAGATATAGTAAACTTTCTATAACAGAAAGAGAATTAGGAGGAATACCTAACTCAAGTGAAGATATAAAACAAGCTCATGCGTCTGCAATTGAAACATACATAGAAACATTTGTTGGTTTGAAAGAAACTGGTTATGGTGATATGTATTTCCAAAAAACACTAGAAGACTGGGCTAAGTTTAATATAAACAACAGAACCAAACACGATGCTTCTATAAGCTCTGGACTAGCTCTTATGGCTTGTAACAAACACAGGTATTCACCTGTAAATAAAATTAAACTACAGCCTGTAGATCTTGGAATTAAAAAATATGACAATAAAGGAGCTACATCAAAAATAATAAGTTAAATGAATATATACACTAACTCAAATAGCGCGTTTCCTAGCCAAGTTGTAAGTAATGCTGAAAAAGACACTATAGAATATGGCAGTCAAGTTGCAATGGCTATTGAATATGAGTGGTTTAGATCTGGTAGAACTAATGGTAACAGATATTTAACAAACTGGAACAACTTTCACTCTTTAAGGTTATATGCTAGAGGAGAGCAATCTGTACAAAAATATAAAGACGAATTAGCTATTAACGGTGATTTGTCTTATTTAAATTTAGACTGGAAGCCTGTACCTATTTTATCTAAATTTGTGGATATAGTTGTAAATGGAATATCTCAAAAATCCTACGAAATAAAAGCCTATTCACAAGATCCTGAGTCTATAAAGAAAAGAACATCATATGCTTCTAAAATATATGAAGATATGATTTCTAAAAAATATATAGAAAATATAAAACAAGTTTTAGGAATTGATTTGTATCAAAGCCCTGATCCTAGTTTAATTCCAGAGTCAGAAGAAGAGTTAGAACTTCATATGCAACTTAGTTATAAGCAGTCAATAGAAATAGCTGAAGAAGAAGCTATATCTAACATTATGGCTAAAAATAAATATAATCTTACTAGACGCAGAATAAACATGGATTTAGTCACCATAGGTATTGGTGCTTGCAAAACTAACTTTAACACTTCTAACGGTGTTACAATAGATTATGTAGATCCAGCATATATGGTTTATTCATATACTGAAGATCCTAATTTTGAAGATATATATTATGTAGGTGAAATAAAATCTATAACAATACCAGAACTCAAAAAAGAGTTTCCAAACATATCTGAAAGAGAGTTAGAGCGCATACAGCAAATGCCAGGCAATAGACAGTATATAACTGGTTGGGGTGGATATGATGAAAATACAGTACAGGTTTTATACTTTGATTATAAAACATATAATGATCAAGTTTTTAAAATAAAGCAAACTGATCAAGGCTTAATGAAGGCTATTGAAAAGCCAGATACTTTTAACCCGCCTGAAAATGATAACTTTGAAAGAGTATCAAGATCAATAGAGGTTCTATACAGCGGAGCTAAAGTATTAGGAACTGATACAATGCTTAAATGGGAACTTGCTGAAAACATGTCTAGACCTTATGCTGATACTACGAAAGTAGAAATGAATTACTCTATCTGCGCGCCTAGAATGTATAAAGGTAAAATAGAAAGCTTAGTTAGTAAGTGTGTAGGTTTTGCGGATATGATACAACTTACACATTTAAAATTGCAGCAAGTATTATCTCGCATGGTGCCAGATGGTGTCTATTTAGATATGGATGGGTTAGCTGAAGTTGACTTAGGTAACGGTACAAATTACAATCCAGCTGAGGCTTTGAATATGTATTTTCAAACAGGTTCTATTGTAGGTAGATCATTAACACAAGATGGTGAGCTTAATAGAGGTAAAGTACCTATTCAAGAACTACAGAGCAGTAGTGGTGGTGCAAAAATTCAAAGTTTAATTACTACGTATCAATACTATTTACAAATGATACGTGATGTAACGGGACTTAACGAAGCTAGAGACGGTAGTTTGCCTGATCGTAACACTTTAGTAGGATTACAGAAATTAGCAGCTAGCGCTTCAAACACTGCTACTAAGCATATAAATCAATCTAGTTTATATATAACTCTTAGAATGGCTGAAAATATATCTTTAAAAATAGCAGACGCCCTATCTTTTCCTTTAACTGCTAACTCACTTCAAAATTCTATATCTGTATTTAATGTTAAAACTTTACAAAATTTAGTAAGTTTAAATTTACATGATTTTGGTATATTTTTAGAATTAGAACCAGATGAAGAAGAGCAAGCAAAACTAGAGCAAAATATACAAATTGCCTTACAGAATGGAGGCATACAGCTAGACGACGCTATAGATGTTAGGCAAATAAAAAATCTTAAACTTGCTAATCAAATGCTTAAGATTAAGCGCAAGCGTAAAGAGCGTAGAGATATAGAGGTTCAACAATCTAACATAGCAGCTCAAGGTCAAGCTCAAGCTGAAACAGCTGAAAAAACAGCTATGGCTGAAGTTCAAAAACAAGAAGCTATAAGCGGGTCTAAAGTACAGTATGAACAGGCTAGAACGCAAATGGAAATCCAAAAAATGGAAATTCAATCTAAACTTGATCAACAAAAAATGCAGTTGCAGCATCAATACGACATGCAGTTAAAGCAAATAGAAACTCAGTCAATGCAACAAAAAGAAAACGCGATAGAAGATAGAAAGGATAAAAGAACTAAATTACAAGCAACACAGCAAAGTGAAATGATAAGTCAAAGAAAAAATGATGGTTTACCAATAAACTTTGAACAACAACAAGAACAAGGCGCTCAAGCGTTTATGTAGTCTTTAATTATTTAATTATATTATATTATGTCAGAAGTAAAAACAAATGAACCTGTTAAGCAGGAAGGTGATTTTAAAATTAAAAAGAAAACAACGCCTAAAAAATTAACCGAAACAAAAGATAACATTACAAAAGTAAATGTTAATCCAAAAGAACCTTTAATACAATTAGAAGATAATGTAACTAAGGTTGAAATTAAAAAAGAAGAAGATGCCATTCAAATCGGAGGAACAAAAGAAGTATCTGGAGATACATCATCCGGAGATAGCGTTAAGATGGAAGAATCTGTATCAGAGTCCAACGAGACTACTGAAGGGTTTTCTCCGATCCAAGAAGTAACTGAAGCTGA